TTAATAGTTTTACCAAATTGTGTTGTACCATCAGGTAATTCTACTCTTGTTGATGATTGTTTAAAGATACCATACTTGATTGCTAGTTCTAGTAATCCATAGTATCTATCTAAACCTGTATCGTATGATAACATTACATCAACCATTTTGTTCTCAACTGTAAGTCTTGATTTCTCATTCTTACAATGAACAATATTTCCGATAACATCTTTCCCGTCTTTCTCTTTCTTCTTAGATAAAAAGATAATTGATGATGCAGCGTACTTAAGACCTGATCCACCACCCATTACTTTCTTCGCGAACAATCCCATTTCATCATAAGTATGATTCGTTACAATTAATGGAACACCTGCTTTACCTAACTTAAGAGTCAATACTCTAAAAGCACCTTTGACTAACTGTGCTCTTGTCATATCTTTTGTTTCAGAACCTGATGCTGTATCTTCAATCTCTTTAGTTGTTGATAACATACCAAGTGAATCAAGTACAAAACACATCTTCATGTCTGTCTTGTCTTTCATATATTGATCAAGTATTTTAATTGATTGAGTTCTGAACTCTTGAATTGTTGTTACAGGTACAATCACGATTCTAGAAGAATCAATTCCTCTCTCCTCGATCATGTCTTTTGTGATTGCACTTTCAGATTCAAAATAGATAACTGCCGAATCCGGATTATCATCTAAGAATCTTTTACACATTCCAAGTGCGAAGAATGTTTTACCTGTTGCTGATTCACCTGCTAGTGCAGTGATCTTATTACTAGGTAATCCATCATATATTGAACCAGATAATAAAGCGTTAAAGATATACGAACCTGTGTCAATATACCCACTAACATCTGCTGCTTGTACTCCGTCTTCTACAATAGAAGCGAACTCATTACCTGTTGTTTTTACTAAGTTTTTCAAATAACTCATTATTTATCTCCATAATTTACTGTCGTCTTTCTTTTCTTCTCATAGCCTTTAAACTATTATCATAGTCAATATGTTGTCTAATCTCTTTTTTCCAAGATTGTATTTCCATATAAACAAGACCCAACATGAACCATGTCACGAAATGAAAAGACAAAAAGATTAATTGAATTTCAGTCATATATCTATTATACTACCGAACCTGTATCTGTCAAGTTTTTCATATACCTACCCAAAAAATGAATCAAGTGTACTGACAGGTTCTGTTGTCCACCCGATCTTATCTAATATTACACCTAGAGGTTCGACAAAAGATTTTTGAAATTGTGTATCGTAATCAATGTATGGTTCTAGTTCGAACTCTTTAGGTAATGCTGAGACAAATGAAATAACATTCTCATTCATTATGTTTGGTAGTTTCATATAACAAAACTTAATCTTCTCACCATTCTGTATTATAGGATATTTCTTGTCTATATTATATTTATATAAAAAGTTATTATAAAGTAGTGCACCTCTCACATGAATTGGTGTACCTTTATTATATACTGACGCTGCGTTGTAATACTTTTTAATATCACTCACTCCTCGAGGAAATGAAACTTCTTCTATTGGTAATTTACTGAACTCTATCCTTGATGATTCAATAAATTCATGTACATCACTTTCAGTACCATTCATCAATGTACGAATACCTTCTTCTAGTTTCTTTCTACACCACATTGGTGTTGAAGACTTCGCTGTCTCGATACCCATCATTTTTAGTTTCGGTGTTTTGAATCTTACACCTTCTGAATCATGTACATTGAGAATATATCTTTTCTTTGCTGTCCAGATACCTTTGTCTGCTATGACTTCTCGACCCATTTCCATTTTGTTTTGATATGCATTCATGTATGACGATAGTTCTTCATAATTTGAATTGATCATTGGTTCTATTTTCTCTTTTGCAATAGTGTCAAGAAACTCTACAGGATTCTTTGGGTTCACTCTGTCAATCAAATCTTCGAATGTGACATAGATAGAATCAGTATCAATTGCTACTACATAGTCTTTATCAGTCTCAAGTAGTTTGTTCAGAAATTTGTTGACAGCTCGTTCAACCCATTTAATACTTAACTGACCTGATGTAGTAATACCCTCAGCAATCTCTCTGTTGAAGTATCTGAAATATTGATTACCCAAAGCACCATAACAACTATTAAGAGAAATCTTTCTAACCATCTGATTATTATTGTATTTGACAATCGCGTACTCACATTCTTTTCTTTTGACTGTATCATTCTTATCAATAGATTCTAGTTCTATCTGTTTTTCAATCATTTTTCTTTTGAACAAGACTCTTTGATCATACATTTCTTCTAGAAGTTCTGGTAAGAATCCTTGTTTATCAGTTCTAAACAATGCACCATTCGGTGTAACTGTCGTATTATTTAACATACTAGTATCGACTTCACCCTCTAGTAACTTCTTAACACTAATATCTTGATTGAATATTTTTCTTTGATATGTATCTGGACTCATGTTGTATTGCATGATCAAATGAGGATACAGACTATTTAAATCAAATGACATAACCCACTTATGTTGACCCACTTGTGGTTCTTTGACATAAGCACCGACAATTCTAGAATCTTGAGCTAACTTCTTCGGTGGTGGAACCATACCTCTTTTCTTTAAGAAGTTGTAGATAATTAAATCCCAATATCGAACTGACCCAAATACATCTTCGTAATTACATTTCGCTTGATAAGCCATAGTAATAACTAACTCCATAAGTTGTAGTTTGTTATCTAGTTCTTCAACAAGTTCTGTATCTCTGATATTATAATCTAAGAACTTTTGATAATCATTTCTGTAGAACAAATGCATCGCACCAAACTCTGAGTAATCAATTTTCTTCTTACCTAACTCGACTTCTGCTATGTGATCTAACCTATATGTTTCTCTAGTAATGTATGTAAACTTCTTGTACATTTCTAGATAATCAAGAATTGCAACACCAGAAATATTGTATGAGATCATTTTCTTTTGTCCCATGTACAACCATTCTCTAGATGTAATCAGTTCATGAGGTGATAACTTTTTAACTGTATCCCAATCAAATAGTTTCCAAATACGATTGACAAGATAAGCAATATCGAATGTTTCAACATTCCAACCTGTAACAATGTCAGGTTCTAGTTCGTCCCATATTCTCATGAACTCTAAGAGTAATTCTTTTTCATGTCTTGTCTTATGATAAATCACATTCGGATCATCATTCTTGTAATCAAAATTATCAATACCGATTACATGAGTTTCTTTGTGTCCAAAGAGTTTCATAGTTATTGCGTTAACTCTTTCTTCTGCTTCAGTCGGTTCTGGAAACCCACCTTCACACTCACACTCAATATCAATGTTAAGAATGTTGATACTCTTAATGTCGAACTCTATATCTGAAGGATATGTCTCTGCTATGTAAGTGTATTCCCATTGTTCAAGTCCATGAATATCAACACCTGTATTATCATATTGTTTCTTCCAATGTCTTGCATGACTTGGAGAACCAAACTTCTTTGATTGTAAGTATTCACCTGCTATTGATTTATGAGGTGTTTGTTTGTTTGTTGGAATATAAAGAGTCGGTTCGTATTTCAATCTCTTAATATATTTTTCACCGTTCTTCACACCCTTTGCGAGTATGAAATCTTTGTATCTTTGTATGTTTGTGTAATAGTGCATAATTTATTATACTATGGAAACGCCATAATGTCTATACCATTCAGGCTTTTCTTGTATTCTTTCTTCAATTCTTTGCCAAACTATAGCTTGGTCTTCTTTTGTGGGTTCCCAATCATTATAATATTCAGTTGGGAATTGTGTAACTTTAAACAAGCGTGACTTATCTAATTTAAAGTTTCGTTTAGTTAGTTCTTTTTTTATTTGTTCGTATCTATTATAAAGATATTTACCTTTATTATAGAAGAACATTACATGACCTGTATTTAATGTAAACTTTTTGGGTATTCTTTTAGGATCCCAATTCTTAGATTTAAGTGATATTTGAAGTGCAGAACCGATCATGAATATCTCTCGATACTCTGCCATTAAATGTTGATCGGTTAGTTCTTCTACAGGTACTATGTTTATTCTTGTCAAACTACTCTATCAGGTACAAAGTGTTCTTGAACAGCTTGAAGTTTTTCTTCTGCTGCAGTTAGTTTGTCAAGTTGTTCATCAATAGCTCCGACAATATCAGGGTGTTCCCCAATACCTACAGAACTATTCATGTAAACAGTAATATTAGCTTTCGCTGATGCTACTTCACCTTGATATCTCAATATAAGAGCGTCTCTTAATTGTTTATCTATATTCATAATATATCCTATTGTTAGACAGACCTGAGTCTATCCATTAATCTATGGGCTCTATTGTAGACTTGTTTCGCCCACTTAGAATCCAATCCTTGTATTGATGCTTCTACCCAATTACCTTCATTGAGTGCTGAGAACATCATCTTGAACTTTTTAAGTCTAGTGATACCTAGATTAAAAGCCATGTTAGCGATGATTAGTTTTACTTCTTCTGGATATGTAGACCATTCTGATAAATGACCTTCACAATCATTTAAAACATTTCTAATATCTTGATAAAATAATTCATCACATCTTGTTTGAGTGATTTTAAACCCTGTACCTTCTCCGTACTCAGGATCACTTTCTAAGATTAAATGTCCGACACCGACTGTAGGGTAGCCTAGATGATCTAAGTATACTTCAAGTACAACTCCTTCATCAGCTGACACTTCGTCTTTCAATCGAACCATAAACTCGTTACTATATTCCATTTTTTAGTTCCTCTAACCCTTGATTGGCTAGTAATTCTATGAGAATATTTCCCATAAGTTGATTAAATTCTTCGTCCTCAGAAATTGTTTCTTTCAATTCTTCCGGACACGATCTCACTGCTCTCTCAAAATCTACAGTAGGCTCTTCTGAAACTTCTCTAGGTATTAGATTTATTTTACCATATTGATAAATAACATCTTTATATTGACCTGTAAGAATCTTAATAGCCCTTTCACCATTTTGATGAACAACTTCGGTATAAAGTCCTTGATCAAACAGAGGATAATGAGTATTTAGTTCTTTATCTATTTTCGGCATAACCAAGTAAAGCTACAAATACTAACAGACTAATAAAACCTGTTGTTGTATTTAAAGCTTCGAACATAGGTTTCATATCATAACCCACTAAAAGACTTGTTACTACAAACAAACCAAATAATGAAGCTACAAGTTGTATGAGTCCTATTGATTTCATTTCGGTTTATTTTTAGAGCCTTTAGGTCTTCCACGACCTCTCTTTGCAGGTGTTTTCTTAACAGCTGTTTTTCTTACTCTCTTAGTAGGTGTTCTACCATCTTTATAAGCTTCGTTAGTACTCGGTGTTGATTTATCGTCTTTGACATATCTGCCTTTACTATCTCTAGCTCTTTCACCAGAAGGTTCACCAATCATGAAAGTGACGAATCTATTCCAAATTCCCATTATATTTCTCCTAATTGATAATTAAAATTGTTTAATTTTTTAAACATACTATCTATTATACTACCAAAAGCTGAGGTGTCAAGTTTTTGACACCCCAAACTACAGTTTTTTACTCAGCTAAGAATTGTTTCTTATCTGACGACTTGAGACTCCCAATCTCAATAGTTCTAGCTTTCTTTTCTTCTGGAACTACTCTTTCAGCATAAATGGTTAGAATACCATTTGAAAGATCGGAACCTTTTACAACTACATCTTCTGCAAGAACAAAATTTCTATTGAATTTTCGTTGTGAGATTCCTTGATGTAAAAATCCATTATCTTTTTCACCAATGTCTCCGATGATAGTAAGATTGTTTTCTTTAACTGAAATAGTTAAATCATCTTCACTAAAACCAGCTACAGCTAATTCGATAAGAAAAGTATCTTCTACTTTACCTTTACGAATATTGTAAGGTGGATAATTAGATTGTGGGATTGATCGAACTCTGTCTAATGAATTGAATACATTATCAAAGCCGACTGTGAATGGAGATAAATCTCTCCAGATTTGCTCATTAATAGTCATTGTGACCTCCTTATGTTAAGCAAGGTTAAAAAATAGACCCGAACCTACGGCGTCTACATTTATATTTATAACAGAAATTAACTCTGCTTTAAATAATCTTTCATTAATTTTTCTTTTTTAGACTCCCAAAGTTTTTTCATTTCTGGATCTTGAGCTCTTTCTTGAGCTTGTCTAAGAAAGAAAATTCTTCTAGTAATAGATTTTCGTTCTACTCTAAGTGGTATAGCACTCATAAATTTCCTTCTTCTAAATGTTGTTTATTACCAATATACTTTTTGTACTTGATTCGATTTAAAACTGTTTGTTTGAATTTGTTGTTTGGATCAAAGTCATTGATTGAATGACGATTAACTGTAGCCCTACAAGTGAAAACATCACCTTCACTTAATATATGTGGAGCTCCATCAGGACCTTTAGTAAAGTCATGATCTACTCTTATTTGTGTAATATCAGCGAAACACATTAACTGAGCACCTTCTTTATTCATAAAATTATGAACTGTAAAACCTCGTCTTGTTTCATAGTTGCCCATATACTTAAGAGTCATATCATATCGTTTCTTTTCTGTACCAACATAAACTCCACCTGGAAGTATGTTTTTATTACTTTCTCTTAACTTATCTTGTTTCGCTTTCTTTTTTGTATACACCATTGTTCGTCTAACACCTTCAATTTGTCTAGGTGAAAGAGGTTTGTTCTTACAAATTTGATCATAGATATCACCTACAAAACCATTGAGATTCTGATTAGTTTTAATCCATTGTAATAGATCATTTTCTTTTTCTATAAACTCAGCTCTGTTCATGCTTGTCTTGGGTCTTCTTCGAATCTCTTTTCAACTAATTTATCGACTAATGTATCATAGTCCATAGTATTCATCTCTGAAACAGGTAGTCCTAATTCATCTTCAATTTGAACTTTATCCATATGTAAGACACTCATTAAGATGTTTTCTTGTAATATCTCGTTATGTTGACAACTCATTTATTTTCCTTATTTTTCATTATGTACATAGTATAACAAAAATGTACCCGCGGTATCAACTATATTCATGGGTTTTTACACCCAATTTCATCTCTCAGCTTTTTTAATGAGGTAAGGCCTCCTCGCGAAGTTGTGTTCATCACTTCCCAACCAGACC